GAGTTAGGATCCCTTGTTTCTCTGGCGTATTTATACTAACCGCCGAAGAGGGCAGCTTTATAACTGTGGGTGGGGTATCTAATCTGTTGGCTGCGGGAGACATCTACCTTTGGGAAGCAGGAAAAAAGATTACTTATAGTCATGAAAATACCTTTATGATAGGATTCAATATCGCCCCAAAATCGATGCTTAAGAACCAAGACCTAAATATGTGGTCAGAAATCTAGGAGAACAATATGTCTGAAGAGAACTTATCCCTGTGGCAAAAGTATAAAAAGAACTTAGGGGACACTAGGCCTTGGGATCTTTTAGATAAAAACGTTCCTCGCACTACCGATGAAGTTGCTAAGAAACGCCTTGAGATTTGCAACGGATGTGCCCACTTAATTAAACTAACTCAGAACTGTAAAAAGTGTGGATGTTTTATGCACCTTAAAGTTAAGATTGCACCTGCTGAATGCCCTATTGGTAAATGGAGTAAGGTAGAAGAAATTAAGGGGCCTGAAAGTGAATAAGGTTATACAAGACCTTTTTTCAGAACGAGACTTTGAGTACCTGCAAAAATACGCCTTAGAGCACCACGAAGCTTTAAAGAAAGCTAGACCGCCTCATGAGTCTGGCTACGGAGTCTTGCAACTAAAAGATACACCTGAGCTTCGCATGCTTCACGAAAAGCTTTTGCCCGTAGCTAGGCAAATGTTTAATAACCCTGCGTTAATCCCTAACTGGCAGCACTTAGATATCTATGCTGGTCCTCAACCAACACAAACCCCTAAAAAATTTACAGATGACGCAGACTACGTAATAAGCCTAGTTGCATATCAACACCTGGGTTGGGAAACCACAGTAGGTGGGGAATCCTTTGAGGGGGTAGAGAACGAAGGTCTATTCTTTGCGGCTGACCAAGAGTTTGTACGCTCAGAGTTCCCAGACCCATTTAATAACGTACTGGCTAACGCTTTCTTTTTCTTCATTCAGCCTTAAAATGTAAGAATGCGTGGAGACCAAGTACAAGGCAGATTCACTATAGCCTCTGAAAAAGAGTCTATTAAATTAGGCGTAACCAAAGATATGGTGCGTACCGTTGGTATGTCCGTAGACTGGTGGGCTTGGGATTCCGTGGCTAGTCAAGTGGACCCTATTTACGATGTGGGTTCCTCTACTGTAGGTCGTAGATGGAAGAAAGAATCTACCCTTCCGGTTATCTCTGCCAAGCTTGAGCAAGGCGTTATGCAACGCAATGACAGAGGTCTTTACACCGTAGATCAGCTACGCCTTACCTTTAACATAGATGTTATTCGGGGAGACGTATCTAAAAAGAGAAACTCATATTTTGGTAGCACCACAACTGATGATGACTACTTTAGCAGCGACCCAGATAGATTTTTAAGAGATCGCATAGTATTTAGAAACACCGTTTGGTCCCCAGCTAAATTCCTCCCTAGAGGGTTAATGGGAGAGGACTTCACTTTCATCAGTATGGACTTAAACCAGGTAAATCCGGAAGAGTTGGTCAACGACCCTCAATTCTTAGAGTACTCAAACTACAACCCATTTAACAACGGAGGCTAGGATGGCTAGAACAATTAAAGTCGGTGGGGCCAAGCACACCGTAAAGAAGAATAAAAAGGGAGACGTAATTGTTGACCATGAGGCTAAAGCCAAAGCTGGAAAGTACGATAAGATTAACCTTACTAAAAAAGCAGGTGCTAAGACAATCAAAGCGGGGGAACGAGCAACCCGTGCTTGGCACCGAAAGAACCCTCATGAAGGAGGAAAATAATGGCTGATCCTTGTTGGAAAGGTTACGTTCAAGTAGGTATGAAGACCAAGAATGGCCAGAAGGTGCCAAACTGTGTACCTGAAGGTAAAGGAAAAGACAAAGTAGCTAAACCTAAGAAAGGTAAGAAATAATGTGCGCAGCATGTGGATGTGGTAAGAAAAAAGGTCAGCCAGGATTTGGTAAGGGCAAGCCTAAGGCTAAGGCCTGTACTTGTGGTACCTGTAAATCATGTAAGGCAAAAAAGAAGTAATGTGCGCTACCTGTGGCTGCGGCATGCCTAAGAACAAGCACGGCATGAAGACTTTGACCGCTGCAAATAAGAAGTTTGATAAGAAAAAAGCCCCTAAGAAAAAAAAGGAGAAAAAATAGTGCACAAGACTATTTTTAGAGACGAACCGTGTGATAAGTGCGAAAACACCAATCGTATACCGGAAATTAATAGGTATGCCTGTCTTTGTGACAACGTACCTGAAGAAGTAACCCCTTCCCGCCCAGAACACTTTAACTAAGGAAACCTAATGGCAATGTCAGATAAGCAAAAGAAGCTAGCTGCTACAGCTGGCAATCCTAAGAAGATCGATGGGGCAGACTTTAAGATGCTCCGTAACAAGAAGAAGGCAGACCCAAATGCCCGCCCAATGACTAAGAAGAAGTCAATGGTCCGCAAAAAGGGTATGTAATACTCTTAAAAAGAAATAAATGATTAGCCCCCGAAAGGGGGCTTTTTCATTTACTCTTGTTCTTGACGCCGGAGTAATCCGGAACCCTGCAGCTTGACCCCGCATCTTCTTTTGGAGGATTCTGATGATTTACTTACTTGACCGTTTGGCACGCGAAGAGAGCGATGCCGACCGAGAGCAATTCGTACGCGGTGTACTTGGCTTAGACAAATTTCATGCTGGCTCGATGGTAGCCGGATGGATTGCAGGAAGTCTAACTGCTAAAGTAATCGCGGGCCGTAAGTGAAGCTATCAGACCTTATAACTAGCTCGGTCTCTGCGGCAGAAATAGAAGACTCTCGTATCACTACACAGCGCCTTAAAACTTGGTGCCTTCTAAACAAGTGGCCTGATGATGTAGTAAGTCAGATGTCTGTTGTTCACAAAGACGGTGAGTACGTCGTCTATTACCCACCACATCTTTCAGCCAAAATCAATTTTCTAGAGTATGGGGATCAAGATACCCCTCCATCCGCTGTGCTTAGGAACTTTCTAACTAACTTTATTGATCAAGATAGCTTTGCTACAGGCTTGTCAAAAAGCCTTAGAGTGCAGGGGTTGATCTAATGCCTATTATTCTTAATGAAGATAAAGCCTTAAAAGCGGCTCTACAAGGAATTGTTGTATCTGACAGTGCAAATGCTCAACGTCCCGTAGGCGTTTGGTATGGACAACCTGATATGGAAATTAGAGATCAAGTGTATCCATACATCACTCTTGACTTCATTGGTTACTCTGAAGACTTTGAACGAGCTCACCGCGGCATTATAAGTATGCCTTACTACCCAGAAGGTGTAGATAAAGGTACAACGCTTTCAAGCGGTGCAGGATCAAAACAGTACACAACAGAATTCCCTATTCCAGTAAATCTTGATTATCAGATTACTACTTATGCACGTCAGCCTAGACATGATCGTGCAATTATGGCAGCGATGCTGTCTGGTCAACGCATACCAATGCGATCTGGCCGCCTTAGTGTTCCAGAAGACAACACTCTTAGACGTGTTGAATTTTTAGGAATGTCAAAAAAAGATACTACTGATCAAAACGGTAAGCGACTTTTCTCTAATGTGTACAACATACGCATTAGTGCTGAAATTTTGCCTAGCGCTATTTCTCAGAAGTATCCAGTACAAACACCTCCTCTAATATCGCTCACAAGCCAAGACATCCCGTTTGAAACAATAAACATATAAATAGGCACCCCGAGAAAACAAATCAACCCTAAGGAGTAAAGAATGGCAAGTTACAGCAGACCAGGAGTCTTCATCAATGAAGTACCTCTGCCACAACTAGTTGCGCTAGCAGATAACGGACAGGCTCGTGGAGCGTTCCTCGGTGCATTTGCACAAGGACCTACAGCAGAACCAGTTCTAATTCAAAGCTGGTACGACTTTGGAAAAACTTTTGGAAGCCTTTCAGATAGCTACCCAGCTACCTGGTCGATCTATTCGTTTTTTGCAAATGGCGGACGTAGTGCTTACATTAAGCGCGTAGTAGGTTCAGGTGCTACAGCAGCATCAGTAACTCTTCGTGACCGTGCAGGTACCCCACTTAGTACACTTCGAGTAACAGCAAAGAGTGCTGGTGCTTGGGGCAACGCATTAACAGCAGAAGTTACAGCCGCTTCTACAACTACATTTAATCTGATTATTTCAGATGCAAATGGCATCCTAGAACAGTTTACTGATCTAAGCATGTCTACAACAAACAGCCGCTATTGCGTGGCTTACGTAAACTCAGCTTCATATTACGTAACACTTACTAACCTAACCTCAGGTACAGCAGCCCCAGCTAACATGCCAGAAGTTGCCGGAGTCAAGACATTTGCCTCAGGAGCAGACGGATCAGCACCTACACGTGCTAGCTACCAAACTGCTCTAGCAACATTTGATCCAATTACTAACCCAATGATTATGATTAACGCAGACGCATCTTATGCTTTTGCATCAGGCGGTGAAACTGGAGCTCGTGCAGCTAAGGTTCTTTTGGATAACGATGTTACTGCTTATGCAGATGCTCGTGGCGATGTATTTGCGCTAATCGATCCACCAGCAGGAAGTACATCAGCAGAAGCTATTACTTACGCAATCGATGGTTGCGGAGCGGTAGATGGCGGAAACGCAGCAATCTACTTCCCATGGGTAGTAATCCCAGATCTACTAAAGTCAGCACCAGGTGCTACTCGCGTAGTTGGACCAGCAGCAATTGCAGCAGGTAAGTATCTAGAAACAGACGCTTCACGTGGAGTATTCAAGACCCCAGCAGGTTTTGGTACAAAAATTAACAGCGCAGTTGCTCTAGAGCGCAGCCTAACAAATACAGAACTAGATAACCTCAATGCAGCATCAAAGCCAGTAAACGCTATTCGTAACGTTCCTGGTGGCGGTATTGTAATCATGGGTGGTCGCACACTCAACAACTCAACCGGAGAACGCTACATCAACGTACGTCGTTCAATGATTTTCTTGAAGAAAGAAATCACCGACCGTAGCAGTTTTGCGGTATTTGAGAACAACAGCGAAATTCTTTGGAATCAACTTCGTACTGCGATTGGAAACTTCCTTCGTAATTACTGGTCACAGGGTGGCCTACGCGGTGCATCTCCAGAGCAGGCGTACTACGTAAGATGTGACGCTACAAACAATACACCTACAGATATTTTAAATGGTCGAGTAAACATCGAAGTTGGTGTGGCTGTTGAATATCCTGCAGAATTCGTAGTGATCAGCATTGGGCAGATCACCGGAAGCGCTTCGGCGTAGTAAGGACAAGGGATAAATCATGGCAGATAGACTAGCTTTTACTAACGTACTAAGTTCTTTAACAACCGATCCAGTTCGTAACTTTCGGTTCTTAGTAAACTTTTTACCAACAGCTGATACCGCAACCCCAAAGTTTGCGTTTAATGCTCAAATGGGATTTACCTCAGTATCAGGCCTAACCGTCTCTACTGAAGCAATCCAATACCGTGAAGGTGGATACAACACCACTGTTCACCAGCTACCCGGACAAACTTCGTTTAGTCCAATTACCCTTAGCAAAGGCGTAATGTTGGGAGATTCTTCACAACTTGATTGGATGAAGCGCCTATTCTCACTAATTAGCTCAGGAGCTAAAGCGGGTATTGGAGCGGATTTCCGTTGCGATTTGGAACTACAAGTTCTAAGTCATCCAAACCCTGCTGGCTTACCTGGTGAGAGTGCAACTCTTTCTGGAGTAAACTCAGCATCACCTCACGTAGCTATTCGTTTCCGGGTATACAATGCTTGGATTACAAACCTTTCATACAGCAACCTAGATGCTGGTGGAAATAGCTTGATGGTCGAAGAAATGACTCTTGTTCACGAAGGTTGGGATGCTAAGTACGCTCAAGCATTGACAACTGCAGGATCAGCAAAAGAGTTCTAATAATCTAAGAAAAGGAATATAACATGTCTACAACTATTAAAGCCGCAGAAAGTCCGGCTATGGCTAACAAACTGTTAGAAGATGTAAACAACCTTGTCAATCAGGAAGTGATGGGATCTATACCAGTAGTTAACATCCCATCACTACCTGAGGCAGAGGTTAAGCTTCCGGCGGGTTTTATTGAACCGTTTGAAGGAACTGTGCACAGAACCGCTGAAGTTAGAGAACTCACTGGCGCCGATGAGGAAGCCATTGCAAAGATCTCTGATCCAGGCAAAGCTCTTTTATCTATCTTAGAACGAGGAACAGTCTCCGTTGGGGGACAACCAATTACTAAGGCTATCTTAGGAGTTTTACTTGCCGGAGACAGAGAAGCTCTGTTACTAGCAATTAGAAAAGCAACATTTGGATCAGAAGTAGAGCTATCTACTGTATGCGACAAATGCCCTGAACTTCAAGTCTTTAAAGTTGATCTAGATGAAGATGTAGAGACCAAAGAACTAGATGATCCTATTAATGATCGTAGATTTACAGTAGAGCTTAAAGCAGGCCTTGCAAAGGTAAACCTACCTAGCGGGGAAGTTCAAACAAAGATCATTAATGCTACCGATAAGAACTCTGCAGAGCTTGATACTTTGCTATTGACTTCTTGTGTAGTAGAGATTGGTGATCAGCCAGTTCTAGACGCTAGTCGGATTAGAAATCTGGGAATTACTGATCGTAGGACCCTGCTAGAAGAGATTGCAAAGCGTAATCCTGGACCACAACTAAGCGAAATTAAAAAGGCTTGCAAAAATTGCGGCCAGGAGGTAAGCCTGCCACTAACACTGGCAGAGTTGTTTCGTCAATGAAATAACATACCAAGACGTAATTGATTCTTATGATCTTCTAGCTCAGTATTACCCGGGTTGGTCGTTACAAGATTTAAGAAGTCTTACCGTACGAGAACGATTAATATTTTTATCTAAAGCTATAACAAGACCTAAGGCGGTGAGATAACTTGGCAGAGGCAAGAGGAAACTTAGGCACCGGTGGAGATGAAGCTTTCACCGGTCAAAAGAGTGTCGAAAAGTTAACTGAGACCGGTAATAAAGGTCTGCTTAACATGCTTAAAACCGTAACTAATATAGAAAAAAGTTACGAAAAGATAAAAAAACATGCTGAAGCAACTGCTGAAGCTCAAGCGTCGGCTAGTGGAAAACCTACTAGCACCATGGGCTCCAGCCTTGCTCAACTGCCTGATAGAGGCGGCGGCGGAATGTCAACCGCTTCAAAGGTTGGCTTAGGAGTAGCAGCAATAGGTGCAGGTGCTATGGGCATTATGCCTAACACCATGACAGCTGTAACACAAAGACTTAGCGCTGAAGGCGTTGCCATGTACAGTTCTGGCCGCATGGGTGCTCGAGGAGTAATTAGCTCCGCAAACTCTATGGTTGGTCGTGGAAACGCAACTAGCTCTATGGGTCCAACTATGGCTATGGGACAGGTATTGTCTCAAGGTGGTTACGGTGCACAATCAGTAAGCACACAAAGAATTATGAGCCAGCTTGGTGGCATGAGTGCCGTCAGTGGTATGAGCAACGAACAAGCAGCGGGATCTTACGCTAGCCAAAACGGAATGAACATGTTGCGCCTAGGAATTAGACTGCGTGACCGCGAAGGAAACCTAAGACCCCCTAACGAAATTATTAACGAGCTGTATTCAAAAATATACCGAGGAAAGACACCTAAAAATCCTGAGGTAATGTTTAGCCCAAACAGCGTTGAGTACCAGACAATTATGACTATTGCTGGCGGAGACCCCAGCCTATTTAATTTATATGCCAGCGGACTTATGGCTAGATTTAAAAACAACAAGCCACTTACTGCAAAGCAAATGGGCAGTGCTAAAGGCATGCTTGGAACTATGGGCGTTAAAGGTGGAGTTCAAGAGAGTAACTTTAATTTCCAAAGCTCACAGAATCGTCTTTTAGAAGGAACAGAAAAAGGATTAGTTGGCGGATATCAAGGAGCCCTTGGAGCAGCCGCTGCAGTTAATAACGGTTTTGCTGCTATAGCTGAAACCTTGCCTGGCGTAGTAAACGGCCTAGCATCTCTCAAAGGAATATTACAGACTCTTCCGCAAGCAGGTGGCGCAGGAGCAACTATGTCTGGTGCCGCAGGTGCACTTTCAAACATGCTTATGATGCGTATGGCACTTGGTGGCGGAGGAAAACTTATTGCTCCCGCTCTAGGAGCAGCAGGCGCAGCAGGCACGGCAGCAACAGCTGGTGCAGCAGGCGCTGCAGGTGCAGCCGGAACAGCAGCAGGTGCTGCAGGAGTTGCAAGTAAATTTGGTAAGTTTGCTTCATTAGCAAAACCAGTGCCTATTTTAGGAGCTGCTCTTTCTGCTTACGGCGGATATCAAACTGCAAAAGCTAAAAAAGGATTTGATTTTAAGTCAATGTTTTCAAGTGCTGCTGTAGGTGGAGGTGCTGGAGCCCTTCTGGGAGCTGGAACCGGCCCTGGAGCATTAGTAACAGGTTTAATTGGTGCGTTAGTTGGTGGCGGTTCAAACGCAATTGGTCAACTTTTAGGTAAGGGTGGAGGAGAAAGCTCTGGTCCCGCAAGTGCTGGGGGATCACAAACTGTAGGTATTAACCCCGCTCCAAATTCAAAGCATATTTCTTCTGCTTTTGGTTGGAGAAGCAACCCAAATAATCCTAAGGAAAGACATCACCACGGAGGCATTGACTATGCCATGCCAGTTGGTAGCCCTGTACTTGCAGCAGCAGATGGTGTTGTAGATCAAGTAACAACTCAACCAAATTCTTCAAGAAGTTTTGGTCTGTACATTGTAATTAAGCATGAAGGTTTTTATACCTACTACGCACACTTAAGTCGTGCGGTAGTAAAGGTTGGACAAAAAGTTACCCAAGGAAGTCTTATTGCTTACTCTGGCGGTAAGAAGGGCGCTCCAGGCTCAGGTTCTTCTACCGGACCCCACCTTCACTTTGAAGTACGTAAAGATAAAACAAGCAAGCAATCAGTAGATCCTAAGAGTATTTTTGGAAAAATTAAGTCAAGCGTTTCTGGGTTATTTAAAAACGACAAAGCAAGCAATGCTCCTGATGCTGGTGACTTGTCACAGTTTGTGTTGGGAGGGGATACTCCTAAAGGAACTATGTACGCGGGCGGTCAACTTTTAGCAATGATTCAACAGGGCGGACCACTTTCATACGGAGATGTCTCTGATTCTGGCGCCGTAGACTGGGCTAAAAGTAAAGGACAAGGCTCGTCTGTATTAGATGGTTTAATGGGCGACAATCAAATGACCTCTGCTTCTGGAGACACTGGCGGAATGGCTTTTGGTTCTCGTAAGGGATTGCTAAAGGCTCTTCATGCTCAAGGTTTTAGAGGAAAGGCTCTTCAAACAGCTTTTGCAGTAGCGTTAGCTGAATCCGGTGGTCGTAGTAAGGCTGTTGGCGATGAAAAAATTACTAACAAAACCTACGGTCCAAGTATGGGTGTCTTTCAAATTAGAAGTCTTAAAGACCCTAAAAAGTTTGGTGAGTCCGGGCAGTGGAGAGATGGCAAGCGTTTGTTTGATCCATCCTTTAACGTTAAAGCAGCGTGGAATATTTCTAACGAAGGTAAAAATTGGAAAGCTTGGTCTGCGTATAGTAACGGCGCTTTCTCACAGTTCTTAGATGATGCTGAAGCAGCTTCTAAAGCAGCAGGTATTCCAGGACACTTTTATGGTGCTGACTCAACTAAAGAAGGACTTGCTTATTTGCACGACGGTGAAATGGTTCTTAATAAGGGTCAAGCAGACCGTATTAGAAACAACAGTAGCGGGGGATCAGCTAGCTCTATTAACGTAAGTATGACTGTTAACATTGCTAAAGCAGGAGATAATGAAGTTCTTGTAATGCTTGATAAGTTTAAAAAGGCAATAGCCGCAGACAAAGACATTGCAGCGATAGGGAGTAACTAATGCCAGACGCACCTTCCGGGTATTTTTACACCGTCGAAGCTTACGAAATTAATAAGTACAGCACCGATCAAGATACTGCTCCATCCATTTATGGGGTAAGGTTTACCAAAAGTAAAACAGTAATGATTGACTCTAGAGTTATTTACAGAATAACTATATATAAAAACACTACTGTTATCCCAGATGGTGGAGTAGCCATATCTGGTGACGGCACTGTAAAATCTAGGGTTCTTGGAACAGGGCCGTTTGCTACTTTTAAAGAAACAGTAAAAGCATTTGCTGATGTAGACGGCATTAGAACAATTCAAGATAAGTACTACGATTTTACTTTAACCCCTAAAGGTACAAATGGAACTGCCTCACCTAAATTTACCGCTCAAGTTCAAGTTAACGGTATATGGGCAGATGTAAAAATTCAAACAAGTTCAACTATTCCCTCAGCTATTTTTAGCAAAAAAGCTACTCCTCCAGGAGTACCTGATAGCGTAAGCCGTACAGACGGCGGACTTAGTTTTGGTCAAGAACCTCAGTATGAGTGGAATTCTTGTAAACGAGAGTGGGCCCGTATGTGGTTGCACAACGCCGTACAAGTAAACCGAAATGCAGACGAAACAAAAAAGAATTTAGGCCCTAAGTGGGAAGTAACAGTTACTGTTAAGTACTACAATGAACTTGGTAACTTTATACGAGAAGATAAATTAAATAATAAAAGAGAATTTAATTACGACTTTACTAAAAAAGGAAGCGGTTGGCAAAAAGCTAAAGCTTTGCTATCCGCAGCTAAAAACTGTGCCCTTGGTAATAGCGGTGGGGGAGGAAATAACCCTGGTCCTGGTCCTGGACCTACACCACCTTCTGTAAAAAAAGCTCAAAACTTTAACCCCTACCCACACCTATCTACTCGACATTTTTCTGCAAGAGTAGATAGTAGAGACGATTTTATTGAGTACGAAAATGCAAATAAATACGATCAACTAGCATCTTTTTACGTAGACCCAGAAATACTTGATTTGCCAGATAAAAAACAAGCTGAGTTTGCTACTAGTAATGCAGCTAATTTAGACAAACTTTGGGGATTTAGATTTTTGTTCAACCCAAGTTACATAAGCATTAACATGAGTTCAAACAACAAAGTTGATTGGACGCGTCCAAATGAAAACGGAGCTGTACTAGTAGCTGACGGTATTGGTGGAACTATTAGCGTAAATATCCTATTAGATAGGGTAGCTGATATGGCTACTATGAAACAGTGGAAGAAAAACGGCGGAGGCTCACTAACGCAAGCAGCCTACCCAGTTACAATGGATGCCGAGCAATGCGCGGGCATATTACACCGTGGAACTGAATATGATCTTGAATACCTATACAGAGTAGTAAACGGAAACCCTCAAAAAGTAATTTTAATGGGTGAATCTCCTAAAGATGGGTTAGAACTACTCAGTGCAAACATGGGCTACATGACTCAGATACCATTTATATTTAAAATTTCTGAAAGACAACGATATAAGGTAATCCTAGAAAGCATTAATATAGAACATAGTATGTTTACTAGAGATATGATTCCTATCAGAACGGTAGTTCAAATAGGGTTACAACGTCTTCCAGATCTTGTAAGTGGACAATTCAGCAAATTTAAGCAAGCTGAAAGCATTAATAAAATTAGTACTGTTCTTACTAGCCAAGGGGTTTTAACTAATTTTGGAATGGCTGGGAGGGATAGGTAATGGCCGTATATAGAGACTCTCGTTACGACGATGGGGATGCCCAGCAAATAAAGAACAAAACCACCGGGGCTTACGCTTGGACGGTATATAGAGCATTTCCAGAATCTAGAGTAATTACATATATTGATTACACTTGGGTAGATGGAGATAGGTTAGATTATTTAGCTGCAGTTTACTTAAGAGACTCTACTCTGTGGTGGCAGATACTAGACATAAATCCAGGTCTTCCAGATGCTTTAGAAATAGAGCCTGGAACTATTATTAGAGTTCCTAGGGGATAACGTGGCTACAGCTCTGTCTAAAAAAAACTTAGTTAAAACGCCTTTAGAGCGTTTTCCTACTAGAAACGTGACTTTTCCTTTAAGCCCTTCTTTTGGTTTAGTTTTTTTAACAGCTAGATTAGACCAACAATTTAACTCTCATGACGTTCTTACTATAAAATACGCCGGAAAAATAGAAGAAACTTTAAATTTTGTTGGTTCAGGAGATCCAGTCAAGTTTGATTACTCTGGGGCAGGGTCTACAAAAACTTGGGTAGGTTACGTACACAAAATAATTCCCTCTACTGTAGCTGAAAATACCACGACAATCGTATGTATTTCTGCAACTTATCTTTTAAAAACAACTCGTCAAAAGATCTACAAAAAAGTAACTGCAGATCAAATTGTTGAAAAAGTCTGTAAGCAATACGGACTAAAAGCAGTTACTCAACGTCATCCAAGAGTATTTGCAAGTATTTCTCAAGCTGGGCAAAGTGATTGGCAATTATTAAGAAGATTAGCTAAACAAACTGGCTTTGGATTAAAAATTACTGGTACTACTGTCTATTTTATGTCAAAAGACAAACTAAGCTCAGCTAGTGCTGCTAGAGCACCTTACTTTTTTAAAGAAAACGCAGCTAATGTTCGTACTATTGCCTCTATGGGAACGATTGTAGAGTTTACTCCTGAAATATCTGATGAAGCCCCAGATATGGCTGGAGCTACTGTAGATAGGGTAGTGGGCGGCTTACACTCAACTAACAATAAGACTATTGCAACTAAGCATAAAATTCAACCTGCTAAAAAGAAGACTAAAGGCGTTGTAACCCCTAATAAGAAATTTTTAAAGAAATGACAAATAGCCCTCACAGTAAAACCTCACAAAAAGCAAAATTTGTAAAGCATTTGCCTTTTGAAGTAGCTAAGACCGTATCAGACGCAAAATTTATTGCTCAGGACTTGGCAGAAGCCAATAGATATAACTACCGAGGCGTTGCCATTTTGATGGGAGATGCCAACGTAAACGTTGGGGAGTCTATTTACTTAGACAACCTAGATCAAAATATGTCTGGGTATTGGACCGTACTGGCAGTGACTCATTTATTTGGCGGAGGAAGCTATACTTATCAAATGGAAGTATTAGTTGGAACTGACTCCTTGGGTGGAGCTGACCCTTCTGTTGGAAAAAAACCAGGAAAAAGAGATTTTGAAGCTGAGTTATCAAAGCAGTCTTTGAAGCCAAAAGGATCTAAATTAAACAGCTACCCTATTGGGGTAAACAATGGAAAGACTAGCCTTGGGGTAAAAAAAACCAAGTCAGTTAAGAATATTCCAGGCGCTAATGCCAGAACTCTTGCTACCTCCTATTCCCCTAATATATACAAAAATGAAGTACCCGATTTTTCACAAGTAACTAGACAAGTGACTTGGAAGGCTAAATGATTACCGACGCTGACTACATGCAGGATCCTCAAGGAAGAACAAGATTTTTTGGGATCTACGAGGGCACAGTTAAAGAAATTAACGACCCACTAAAAAAGGGAAGAATCAAAGTTCAAGTTACAGTTACCGGTCAAGAGGTTACTGATTGGGCTAGAGCCGTCTTGCCTATTACCTATAACGCAAACCACCCTGACCATCAAGAGCATACGGCTGCTCAAATTGCTGCACTCTTAACTACTACCTCTATCTCGGTAACTGACTCTAGAGGCGATACTGAGACTATTCCGGCGTTAACCGTTGTGGCAAAAGGGGGTGCTGGTACCCTTAAACACCCCCATAAAATTGTGGTAAACGCCATAAAAAAGTGGAATGGTTCAGACGCTAAAACAGCAATGTTTAACGACGCGACCGACACGGACGAACACACGCCACACCGGTATGTGCCAAATAAAGGCCAACGCGTGTGGATTATGTTTGTTGCGGGATTACTTGAAGAGCCAGTATGGATAGGAGTACAAGGATGAAAGCAATCTCTTTTCCTTTTACCTTAGATCCATTTGGTAAAACAACCAGTACAACTGATCAAAGAAAAATTTATCAAGATAAAGTTCTAACCTTACTGTCTACCGCTGTAGGTGAACGACCTATGCGCCCTAGTTATGGCACAAATGTTGCAATAGCTATGTTTGAAAACCAAGGAAATGTTGAAAAAGCAATTAATGATGCAATTCGTTCAGCAATTTCTAAATGGATCCCAAACCTAACTGTTAATAATATTAACATAATTGGGTTTTTAGATACCGGTGCAGTTACAGTAGAACTTAACGTAACTTTACCTGACTTTATTGAAGACAGTATTACTATTGTAAGCACTACTTTAAATCCAGACGCGACTACCACGAGGTGATGAAAAATGGCTAATGAAGTACCCTCACAAATAGACTATACGTCTAGAGACTATCAAGCTCTGTTAGAAGACCTAACAAGCCTAGTAAATGTTAGAACGAACTACGCTTGGGCTGCTGATGACCCAAGCGACCTAGGTACAACTCTTCTAGAGTCTTTTGCTTATATGGGCGACATCATGTCTTATTACATCGATCGAGTAGCAAATGAGCTTACCGTAGATACCGCTGCCCGTAGAAAAACCCTAATTGATCTTGGTAAATTGTATGGGTACAGGGTTTCTGGACCTACCCCTGCTCGCCTAAACGTAGTATTTGAAAATATTAGTGATGAAGCAATTGATATTCCTGTAGGAACACAAGTGCTTGCAACCTTGCTTTACGGAGATTTTACAGAAGTTTACTTTGAAACTACTCAAAGTGCTACACAGTTAGCTGCCGGAGATACTGTAACTCTAGCCTGTCAAGAAGGAAAAACAGTTAACACAGATCGTCCTGACTTAATTAGCCCAACTACAAATAAGCCGTTGCCTGTAAACCTAGGCGTTTCTGATGGAACAGCTCAACAAATTATAGATTTAATTGATGTTAACATTGTTGATAAATCAGTCGTTGTTTATGTTGGACAAGGGGTTGCGTTTACTCCATGGAATTATGTGGACTCTTTGACTGAAGCTGGACCAAATCAACTAGTTTTTACAACAAACGTAGATGAAGACGGAAATGTTTCTTTAGAGTTTGGTGATGGGATTAATGGAGCTATACCACCAGCAAACCAAGTAATTAGTGCTTTGTATAGAATTAGTGCTGGCGCAGCTGGAAACCTAAACTCAGGAACTGTTGAAGAAGTTACTTTTATTCCTGGAAACATTGTTCCCGAAGCAATTGGGTACTTAGCTGTTTCTAACCCTTCAGCTGCTTTTGGTGGAGCAGACGGAGACGACAATGACCAAATACGTTCAAAAGTTAAAAACGCCATTACTACTCGTCGTAGGGCTGTAACTACTGCTGACTACTCTGCACTAGCTTCGCAAGTGCCTGGAGTTGGAAGAACAAAAGCTGTGGCCGCGGTGTATAGCGCCGTAACCCTTTATTTACAAAGTCAGAATGATGACTCAGTAACTCCTGGAATTGTTAGCGGCTCTCCTACATTAAATTGGACTGACGTATCAACTGCCGTATCAACGTACTTAGTTGACAAAATACCTGTAGGAACTACTGTCACGGTTCAACCACCTTCATATGTAGATTTTTACGTAACTTTAACAGTTACCGCAAACCCATCGTATAACAACGTAGACATTGAACAAGACATTAGAGACGTGTTTTTAAACCCAGGTGGTTTGTTTGCTTACGAAAGTGTTGGATTTGGACAACTTGTTGCTTATTCAGCAGTTATGGCTAAAGCTGCGGGTGTAGAAGGTGTTGCATCTTTAGTAATTGCTAAGTTAAACACTGACAACTCAAGCTCAGCTTCTACAGCAGGTGTCCAATTAACTAGTGGTCAAATACCAGTATTGCAGACTGCAAACTTAATTATTAACGTAACTGGCGGTTTGTCATGACAGCAGATCTAAAGTCTTAGAGAATAACCCAAGAGAATAGAATAGGTGAGAAATGGCTGCACAGTATCCTTCGTCGATTCGGTCTTTTACCCCAAAGGTAGACCTTGTAGATACAGTATTTGCTGACCACGTAAACGTCCTTCAAGACGAAACACGTGCTCTAGAAGTCTCTCTAGGTACCACTCTTCTATCTTCTAGCTATTTAGGTACTTTTGTTCAAACAGGTACTTGGGCATCTCTGTCTCTTCGACTAGCTAACATTGAAGCTGGCCTAGTTACTGGAGTAGCTGCTGCGCCTTATTTTAAAAAATCTGGAGATGTTATTTCTCCTGCTTCTGGCATAGTTGGCCTTACTGCTAAAACAACTGCCGGAACAACAAACCTTGTAGAAACAAGAAATGCCGCAAACACTCTTCGATTTAATGTAGATTTTGATGGACTACCAAAAGTAGGTACCTCAGAAGTCCTATACGTTGGGGGCGCCGCCTACACTTCTTTAACCACAGTTTTAACAGCTATTGAAACAATCGCAAAAGGAAACAGATTTAATCCATTCTTACTAGCTGGCATGTAACTTAACAGGGGCAAAATATGGCAAAATATGCATTTGGGATTTATGGCGATCCCAGTTTTAAATACGGACAGAGCGATGCTGATCGTCTCTATTACTCTTCCCAAATTACTGCTTGGGCGTACGATTATGGCGTAATCTCTCTTCGTTGGAAAGCAGTTACCGCAAACCCTGCATCTATTGCTTTAGGAGAAACCCTTACTCATTGGCGCCTAACAAAAACTTTTACTGGTACTCCAGATGGGGCTTATTCAGGAGAAGTCATTGAATCAGGCAGTACTGGAGCTTACTTAACAAGTTACATAGATACTGCCTCTGATCTTTCTCAAGCAAATAGAGAAGTTACCTACACTCTTTGGATTTTTAGTACTTTAAGTGGTTGGATTAATTGTGGAACCTCTAAAGTAAACACAATTATTCAAAACAGAACTCAAAGATACTTTAAAAATTGGCTTCCAGCAGCTTGGCTAAATCAAGTTGCAGGCATTGGAGATGCAACTGGTGAGTACGACGAAAATGAATTAACCGAAGTTCTTGATGCTTACGGTTTCGAGTATGACAAGATAAAAGCTCAAGCTGAGCTCTTATATAACTCTTTTGACGCGTATAAAATTCCCTCTAATCTATTAAAGAATAAAATTACTGATCTAGGGTTTATTTATGAGCCTGCTCTTGGCGACACTTACCACAGATCTTTGTATAAAACTGGAAACTTTGTAAACTCTGCTAAAGGAACTAGTGCAGGTATAACAACTTACACCACCGCCTTAACCCACTGGGATAGCGGAATTTCATATGGAAACAACTTATTTTTAGACTATAACGATTCTTCATTTGAAGAATCTGTTGGGCGTTGGGCAGCAACTAACGGAACTGTTGCAGTATGTACCTACGCAAACACCCTATCTACTTTGGGAGTTGGGTTAACTCCTCCAACACCTGTTCTATTTAATAGAGACTACCCGCTACGTCAAATTTCTTTAGGGGTAGTAACCGCTACAAGCACCAGCGATATTACTTTGCGCTGTCCTTCAGCTACCTCTAGCGCAGTACTGTATGGGATTCCAGTAAAAGCTAACTCTAGGTATATGTTTAAAGGATTTATCAGAGCTATAACAACTACGTTTAGTGCAGTAGCAAAAATTCAATGGTTTGATGCTGCGGGCGTTTCTATTTCTACAAGCGTTTCTGGACCAACTTTAACTGCTACTACCGGTTACTGGTCAGAATTTAAATCTGCTTCTTCTGGAGTAGAGGACGGATTAGTTGCTCCAAGCAACGCTGTATACGCTAAACCAACACTAATTATTACCCCTACTGCTGGAGCAGATAAGTACGTAATAGATATGCTTCAATTTAGAGAGCTACCTGTTAGTGAAATTACCGTTAGTGGTAAATTACCCGCCCTTGTATATGAAGACCCAAGACTTGTTAAACTAAACATTAGAACAGACCTTGAAAACTTAATACCAAATCCAGGTTTTGATGTAAATACTACTGGGTGGGAACCGTTTAACGCCGAGTTAATCCAAGTAACCCCAGCACCTACAAACTCAGCTATTTTTGGCAACACTGTAGCAAAACTTACTGCCTTATCTAACGGACGAGTGGCTCTTATATCTGATTGGATTCCTGTAACTCCGGGAGCCCCACATAACTTTGCTATATACGCAAGTGGGGTTGCAAAAGTAGCTAAAGCAAGAATTGAATTTTCTTCACCACAAACAGAAGAAGAGCAAACTAACGTACTTTCTGATGTAGACGGAAGATATTTTAAGTCCGAGCCTTATTACGCAGACAGCGAACCTTTGACACTAACTAGTAGCGCAACTCGAGTATCAGTGTCTGCGGTATCTGCAGTGTCTACTCCAGATTATGGAAACCCCCTGTGTAAAGTATCTATTTATGTAGACAACGTTGTAGCTGGAGATGTATTTTATTTTGATGGAGCAATTTTAGCTGAATCAACAGAGGTTATTGATTACTTCCAGGGTAATGGTGCTCCAGTACCCAACGATCCAAACGTTAACACGTACTACAAGTCTAGTGATTGTTTTTGGGAGCGTAGAAATCAAGTAAATTTAGTTTCTCTTTCTACTTTAGAAAATGCAAATAAGTGGACAGCGACATCTGGAACAACCTTATCTATAAGCACTTCAGAGTTTAAATACGGAACTACCTCTTTAAGTCTTTCTGCTTCTGGAGGTGGATCCGCGTCTACCGTAGTAAAACTACCTATGGGAGCAGCGTTAGGTGGAGAAGATTTAGTAATATCTACTTACATAAAAGGACCAGTAGGCCTTTACTCAATTAGCACAAACGGGCAAACGTCTGGTAATTTTAAAATTACTGTTCCAAACGTTTGGACTCGTATTGAAACTCAAAGAGTTGCAGTAGCGGCAGAAACGCAGTTTACTATTACAGTTTCTTTGTCTGACGCGGGTTCAGGCACTAAAGTATTTTTCTTAGACGGTATTCAAGCAGAATACGGAAGACTTTCAACTCCCTATATTGATCCAGCAAATGCTCAAACATCCATATTTACAAACCCATCAGACGCAGCAGAAACCGTATCTGTTGCTAATAATCTTATGGTGAGTAGCGGTAAAAGTTATTACGCAAATCGTTACCTACAAAAAAGAGCACGATTAACCTCAACACTAAACAGCTTTATGCCCTCTGGATCTACTTGGTCTGTTCAACCATTCTCATTATTGATTGGTTTTCCAGACGTTGAAGATAATCTTGTTCCTTCAGGTTCGTTTGAAAACAGTACGTACGGCTGGTCTGGAGTTTCAGCAACTCTTGTTAGAACTGCTGCTAGAGGAAGCATCTTTGATGAGACACTTGTCCAAGGCGCCGCCTACGCAAAAGTAAAAGCGTCTGGTTCAGGAACTTTTGGGGCTATTACAGAGTTTATGTCAGTAATACCTGGAAAGGGATACTACAGCTCAGTAGCTATTCGTCCAGAAAACGAAGACGCATACGGAACCTACGTGTTAACCCTTAAATGGTACGACTTAGCTTACAACTTCTTACGAGAAAAAACAGACACCGTAGTACTAAACCGCGGAGATCGTTGGGCATACTTAAACATAGTTGCCCCTGGATCTAAAACAGTTAACTTAACTAACGTATCTGTAGCCTCTAACGTAGTTACTATAACTACTCAAGGAAATCACGGATTCTCAGTTGGTGAAGAACTATACGTAGGTATTGGAGACTCAGCTTATAACGCTATTAACGGAAGCATTATTATTACCGCTGCAACCCCTAACACATTCTCATATGGACAGACATTTGCTAATACAGCAAATACAGCAATAATTGGAAGAGCTAGTTTTGCTAACACCAGCATTGGTTTTGCAAAAATTCAAGTGACTTGCACCCCTTCCGTTTCTGGAACTGGTCGAGTCTTCCATCTTGACAAGGTTTTGTTTAGGCGATAGGTTTCTGCCCATGACCGAACTATTAGTAGCAGCTTGGGCCACGGCCTGTCTATTAACGGCCATAGAAGAACTATTAATATCCTTAGGCAAATGGAGAGGCTTACTCGCCCTCTCTATGAGCACAGTGGCTTGTTTTGTTCTTATGCCTATAGGTTGGAATTTAATCTTTTACGTCCTTGCTTCAGCTTTTGTAGGACTAACCTCCTCAGTTGTTGTTGAGAACCTTTTAACAGGTACCCCAGACAGAATTCAACGCGGCTTGCCAAGAAGGGTACCTCCGCTATAGAGTCTGCTCCGACAAGGAGGAGACTATGAAGTCACCATATTCAGACCCAAACCTTTCGCTACGTGCTAGAGGTTTATTTGCCTATTACGTTGAAGTTGGACGTGTGTTATCTGCGGAAGAAATGTCCGCATCTGTCCCAGAAGGCCGAGACGCAATTAGAAATGCTATGGCAGAATTAAAGCTGCAAGGTTATATAAAAGCCGTAAGGCATCAAGATAACTCTGGTCAATGGCGTACAAACTTGAAATTCACCGACAACGGATTATCAGGCGTTCTATACATGGACAGAGGTATAGTCACTAATACTAATACTAGTGATATGTCTACTAGAGTTAAGAGTATAGATACAGTTACTAACGTAACTGTATCTATAGAGGCTGCGCCTCAAACCGAGAAAGGAATTAAAATGGGTTGGGACATGTTTGAAGACAGCACACCCCCAAAATCTAAGAAGAAGGTTTTGGACACCGAGGATGACTCAGGTGCTATTGGGAAAGTAAATACCTTGAAGGTCGGGGGAGCTCGACGTAAAAAGACTAAGGTTGAAGTAGAAGCCCGTAATAGGATCAATGTCCCAGAAGAAGACTGGGTTACTGGAGATCTTGTTGCAGAGTTCTACGATTTGTACATTGCTACCTGTGGCGGTAGTGGCGCAGTAAATCAAATTTCTGGAAAACAGCTTGCTACTTGGATTAACAAACGAGTTGGTGAGGGTGTTGAACGTATTCACATTCTCAAGGGCATGCGTATGTTCTTTGGTGATACAAGAGTTATTTCAGACCCTGGTTTTGGACTTCCTATGTATCAAAGATTTATGAAGTATTACGGAATGATCCACGGAATGGTAAGTCGAGTTGACGAACCGATTGGTTTAGACGAAGATATGCTAGCGCATCAGGAAAAGATGCTGAAACTATTGGAGAGCTAATGTATAAACTCGAAGATGTAACTCCAAGTGTCCGTGCCCAAATTAGAGCAGCTAATCTCCCGATGAAAACCATTGGGATGGAGTTTTCCGATTTAACACCTAATTCTTCCTTTGACAAGATCCAGTCTTGGATTAAATCTGTCAAGGCAGGCAAGGTTGTACAAGCGGCTGGAAGCCCTAATTGCGGCAAGGGTCTACTGCTCCTAGGTAAACCTGGTCACGGCAAGACTACTCTCGCCTCTGTGGCCCTCCAGGAGCTTATGAGGGGTATGTCAGCGGAGACTTGGGGCTCCCCAGATTTGACTTTGAGACGACCAGCCATGTTTATGGACTATCCACGGTTTCTTCGGATTCAGAAATCTCAGTGGGATGAGTTTGACGATGCCACTGAAACTATGATCAATGGGATTTATGGAGACGGTCCCAAGGAAAATGTCATTCGAACATTTGTTCTAGACGATTTAGGAAAAGAACACAAGGCTTCATCTCGTTGGGCAGAAGACACGTTTGACGAACTGCTTCGTTCCCGTTTTAATTCGGGATTACCAACTATTGTTACAAGTAATACACCTCTTACTAGGTGGGAAGAGCAATACGGCGCACCAATGGCTAGCTTTGCCTATGAAGCTTTCATAGCAATTGATGTAAACTCGGGGAAGGATCTAAGAAGATGATGAGGTTTTCAGTGAAGAGTTGGCAAGTGTCGCAGTTGTTCTTATCGGACACTGGCGTGCACGAAGTTGAGATTGAGGCTAACTCTCTAAAAGTTCGTTGCAACTGCTCGGGGTTCAAGAACAGAAGTTCTTGCAAGCACACTCGTTTTGTCCGTGAGCGGATGTCAGACAACAACGGCGTCTACCCAACACACATTTCTACAAAAGCTCCAGTCCTAGAAGCTAACCTGGCTGTTCAATCACCAGAGGCTTTTAGAAACCTGTTAATCAACTACGGAAAAATCGAAGTAGTCTAATGAAGGGTGGGGATATCTCAAACGAGGTTCCTCTCCGAGTAGTAGTAACTTTAGATTGCATTCTTGACAGGTCCCCCACTCTCAAGAAAGTTCTGGGGATACCTGTCTTTGGAGAAGAGAGCAGTTACAACCGTCAGTCTCTTTCTTTGTTCTGGCGCTTTGGCGAAAAGTACGGATACACATTAGAGTTAGTTGGCTTTGGTTATTCAAAGAAAGAGATGGAAGAAGTTCTTGAGGATTTAAACAACCTTGGTACCAATCCGTTTAATTACGTAAACAGATATAACTCAGTAGCAGATTTAGTGGGAGAACTTCCCTATCGTCCAGAACTCAAAGGGGTTGTGGATATACCCTCTAGGGGTCTAAGGTACGGCAGTAAGTATTTAGCGATAGGGAGTTTGTAGTGGCAGCAGATAACGAAGTAAGGCTCCTCTCCCGCGCTGTACGAACTCGAGATATTTCTATTCTTCTAGAGGCCGGTGTTAACGACGACTGGTTCTTTGTAGATGAGAACAAAGCAGTGTGGCGCTTTATCCGTCAGCATTGGACTAAGTATCAAGAAGTTCCTACTGGCGTTACTGTTCTAGATAATTTTCCTACATATCGTTTGTTAGCAGTAGAAGACAACATTGATTATTTATTAGATCAGCTTATTGAATACCGTAAACGTCAAAGCACAATTACGGTTGTACAAGATGCGTCAGAAGCAATTGCTTCGGGAGATCACAACACTGCTATTGCGGTATTGAATCAGGGAGTAGCAAAACTTCTTGATGAAGGTTCTCGTGAGTCAACCGACATCGACCTAACTCTTAACGCTATTCAACGCTTTGATGAGTATCTAAATGTAAAGACTCGTCCAAACGGTTTGTTAGGTATTGCTACCGGCTTTAGAACTATTGATCAAGCAACCGCTGGTTTGCAACCTGGTCAGCTAATTACAATTATTGCTCCACCTAAAACAGGTAAGTCAGTTCTTGCTTTGCAGGTTGCAGTCAACGTGCACAACGATGGCTTCGTTCCTTTGTTCCAATCTTTTGAGATGAACAACATTGAGCAGCAACATCGACACGATGCAATGCGTTCCCACATTGCCCACTCCCGGCTGATTCGCGGGGCCCTGACTAAAGAAGAAGAGGCTCGGTATCAAAAAGTTCTTGAAGATATGGAAGGCATGCACAAGTTCTACTTAACAGACGCAGTATCTGCAATGACTGTTACTGGACTTGCTGCAAAGATTGACAAGCTTCGTCCAGACATTGTGTTTGTGGACGGTGTGTATTTGATGGTAGATGAGATCACTGGGGAGCAGAACAGTCCTCAAGCTCTTACAAATATAACTCGTGGTCTTAAGCAACTTGCTATGTCTAAGAAAATTCCTATTGTTATTTCAACTCAGGTTTTGTTATGGAAGATGAAGAAGCGCCAAGTATCAGCAGATGCAATTGGTTACTCATCATCTTTCTATCAAGACTCAGATGTTATTTTAGGATTACAAAAGCAAGATGAAGAAGATGATACTTCCCGTGAACTACGTATCGTTGCAAGTCGTAACTGTGGGCCGGCATCAAGTGATCTCTTATGGGACTGGGAAGAAGGGAAGTTTGAAGAGTATGGATCTTTATTTGGGATCAGCACCATTTAATGGCTCTCAATTATGTAAGTCAGAGGATCCAGAGTTGTTCTTTCCTGAGGACTACAACCACCGTTTGAGCGTGAACAAGGCAAAGGCTGTATGCCAGAGCTGTCCGCTGACTACTGCTTGCCTAGAGTATGCTATGTCGGACAGTAGTTTGGACGGTGTTTGGGGCGGTACAACTCCTCAAGACCGGAAGAACTTAAGACGACGGAAACGAGCATTACTATGAGTTTAGATTTAAGAGATAAAGATGCTCCTATAGAAGTTTGTATTTGTGGCTCTTTTTTATGGAAGGTTCAAGCAATGTTTGAAGAGGGAGAAATCTCTTTGTACATGTTAGATATGGAGTGCGTTTTATGTGGCGCACTTGCTACAGCACCAACACCAATTGATTACAGGGAGACTCGAAATGGGTAAAAAGAATAAATATGAGATGCCTACAGATGAGCAGCTTATGGAACGCGGTTACATGACTGTAGATCAATTTGTAGACCGTCTTTCAGAGGGC